GTGTGTACTTAACAGCTCTATTTAATTGATCAGAAAGAGAACTTGTATTAAAACCTTCATCGTCAAAATAACTAGGAGCATCAAATGCGCCACCTAAATTAAAATCACCTGATTCAACTGTTCCAGTGTAGTTAGGCGAGTTCCTAGTCGAACTATCAAATCTTCCAGTTACAATATCGTCACCAATGGACGGAGTATAAGTTGAAGAAAAAGGACTGCTTCCCAACAAGGCTCCACTATAATCTAGTCCACCGTATCCTGCATCGGGATTAACATTCATAAGATTTCCCGTGTATCCACGGTCAACTTGATTTTGACTTGAGTTGTTAGAATCTAAATTGTTTAAAGCATTTCTTAAAAATGCAGCAGTTTCAACATCTGTATCTGAAAATTGATTTGTTTCATCTGAAATTGCTTGAGCAAGTGATTCTTGAGATAAAGGCTCAAATACATTATCTAATCCACTTAATAAATTGGGATCAATATTTGTAGCCCTTTCCATTGAAGCTCTAACATTTCTAGGCATGCGATCTTGTAAAGCACTTATTGCTTGTCTTATTGCATTATTACCAGTTAACTTTCCAGTTTTCTCGTCATATTCTCTTAGTAATAAATTAGGTCTATTTTCAGCGACTGTATCTGCAATTCTATTTAATAAAGTTTTTACTCCGTGAGTTCTTGTTCCATCTTCTGCAACTTTTTGCATTAAAAAACCCGGTCTATTTGGAGCCACTTTATCCGCAAAATATTCAGTAGCTCCTTTTACCATAGAGACTGGATTAGTAGCTCCTTGACCTATTAATTTGCTAATTCCTTTAGATCTGTCATCTAAAATATTTCCTAATCTTTCAATAGGCCCACCAATTCCTGGGACTTTTTCCAAAGCTTTTAGTAAGAGACCGACACCTCCACCAGTAACTTTAGATAAAGCATCACCAAAAACAGGAACCGCTCCGAGACCAGAAGTAGCAGAAATAACATTGCCTAAAAGATTTTCAAATTCAGGATTTTTAAAAACCCGATCTCTAACATTGTAATCTCTACCGTATTGTAAATCTCTTCCTCTAATAGTTTTATCAGGATTAAAAAGATTTCTAATCCCTTCTCTAAAACCTCCTCTTTCACCCGAACTTGCCCCTGTTCCAGAGGTTCTGTTTAAAAATTGATTGGGGTCATAAGAAGGCAGACCTAAGCCATAATCAGGAATATAAGAATTTAGAACACTTGATGGGATTCCACTAAAAGAATAATCACTGCTTCGCTCTTCACCATCAGAAACAATTCTTCCTATATTGGTTAGGTCTGGAATATATGAAGACCCAATGCCTGATGGAGTAGCAAAAACCCCCGGATCATAATTAGCATATGGTTGACCAGATAATAAATCATAACCAGAGCCCCTAGACCCTCCGGGCATATTATAATCTACAGGAGGTCCATAAATACCAAACCCTCGGTCTTCAAGCATTTGGTCATACGCGCTTTTACCGGGCGAGAATTGATCTAGTGATGATTGCACTATATCATTAAAGGTTTCCTGCATAATTTTTTGTGCAGCTTTTTCTTCTTCTGTTTTTGCTGTGTCTTCTGCCATTAAAGTATCAGCCTAACAAGAATAAAATCATCTAATAGCATATCATTTTTTTCCTTTTGTAGTCTTATTTTGTAAGACATTAAAAGAATTTAACATTTCCAACGCCTACGAGCTTGTCTCAATCTAGAGTTGGGATCTTTCGCTGCTTTAGGAAACTTCTTCATTTGTCCTTCTGATCTTGCACAAAAAGATTTTCGCCTTCTAGCTCTTCTACCAGTTGGTTTATCTTCAGTAACAGCCGTTTGAAGTTTGCTTCCTGGGTTCTGCCTTCGATAAGCTCTAACACCAGCTTCCGTCATACCAGCACCAGATTCAGTAGATCGAAAGTTTTTCTTGTTTTTAGCTGGCATTCTTTCTTGCCTACGTTTAAGGCGAGTTTTAGGTTTAGATTTAGCTTCACCGCCACCATTAAATTCTTGTGCATAACGTCTAAACATCAGCTATACCTTGTCTTCTTTCTGCGATCTGACATTACTGCGCCACACCCTCGATGATTTCTTTTAGTAACAAAACAGCCATCTTTGGCAGTTATATATTGTTTTGTTTTATCAGCAATTGATTTAGGTTGTTTGGAATACTGCTTGCCAGCGGCTGTATCTTTTCTTTTTTTTGCTGTGGTCTGCGCGTACTGTTGAGGAGATAAATTATCTCTTGCTTTTTTAGGAAGATATCTTTCTCCAGTAGCTCCTTTGCCAACAGTAGATGGCTTTCCTGATTTAGTTCCCCAATCTCCTTTAGACCATTTAGACAATTTATTTTTTTCTGATTTTTTTCCTGAATATGTCCCACCAGAATCTTTATAATATTGGGTTGCTAACTGCATAGCTCTAGCAGAGTGTTTGCCGCCCATTTTTGCTCTAGCTCTAGATTTGGCTTTAGCCCATTTTTCTGGATCTCTTTTCTTTGCTACTTCAGTCATGCTACAAACTCACCACCAATGAACCATTTGTAATTACCTGAACAGTGCCTACCTGACCAGTTCCGCTTAACCCAGATGTGTCTGGATCAGTAATATAAATCCATGCAGTCCCACTCCAAACCTGTAGGTTGCCAACCGAACTATTCCATATGATATCACCAGCTTGGAATTTAAGTTCATCTAATTCTGATGCAGTAAACTGAGGCGTTTTGTCTGGATTAAACGCATCAAGGCTTAATTCAAGCAGCCTTACTGTCTTATTGTATGTGCCAGCAGCAACAACTGGGTCTGTTTCAAATGGTAATCTACCTTGTAAAAGCTTACTCATCTTCTACCGTTTGGCCTAATATCAAGTCGAGTACCACCAACTCTAAATCCAACTCCTTCTCTTACACCAACGGATGCATCATCATCTGATTCAAACCTAACCACGGCTTGTCGGGCTCTAGCTCTCATGTCTATCTTGGTGGTGGACGCAGTAAAACTTGTGGTTTGATCTGTTGATAAAGAATCACCAGGATAGTTTCTTTCTTTTAAGACAACATTAATCTGTTGCCCACTGCCTCCGCTACCTGTGAATTTAACGTCAGGAATCATACGCTTAATAAACTGAAACTCTTCTCCATCGCCTATATCAAAGTCAGCAGACTCAACAAACACGTTGTCCATTGGAGATCCGTCATCATCATTACCAGTTTCATGTTGATAAAGATAAGGAGTAGAGCTTGATTTGCCAGCCGCTCTTGGGAAAGCAACAATACCTTCATCTAACCAAGCTGTTCTTTCTAGCTGCCCAATGGCCCATGATTGTTCAACGTAGTTATAAGTGACATATCGATCTGGAGTCGTACATCCAGAAGCGCAATAAAACCAACCGACCTCATTGAACTGTTTGTTTAAAAAACCAAAGAACTGATATGCCTGACCTTCTTCTAGGTCATCAAACACATACGAATGAACACTACATGGGACCGGAGATACCGCTCCTGTATAAGCATAAAATCCTTTCTTGTCCATCCAGAACACACCAGATGGTGTATTGATTGCAGCATTAGGGCCAATCAAGCTAACGCCTTCATTGATTAGATTCAAACCAAACGTAAGCGGTGGGCCTACGAACTGTAGGCTATACAAAGCTACATCTGTCCAAATCAAAGTTTCTTGTCTTGCTCTAAGTCCTCCAATAATTTCTGACCCTGCGGAACAACGCAAAGAACCAGCCGTATTATCTGATTTAGGTTCCCACTCTGCTGGGTTTTCCTGATCAGAAAAAGCAATTAACAATGGATCAATCGAGCCAGATCGAGAACCACCACTGATTGGGTCAGCACCCAAAACAATAACGTGTCGATCTACATCAGACACCAACACTTGCAATCCTTTTGTTGGGGTAAGGTTAGCGCCTGTCAATGCACTCAATGCAACGGCTCTGTCTGTGCCAAGAGTTTTTGCGCTAGTGTCCCAGTAATAAACACCACCTGCACGGACGTTGGCAATCAAGTCTTCACCAAAACTATCGAATGACCACAGTCTTAATTGATTTAAATTACTAAGCGAACTGGTAGAACCCCAAGTTCCACCGCCCCAGGTTCCAGAACCCCAACCTGTGCCATCAACAAATACATCAAGACCAACATTGATCTGATAAGCGCCAACAGTAGACCCGCCACCATTGCCGCTATCACTAGCATTTGCAGTTACTGTTGCGCCGCTCGTATCTTTCGCAGTGATGGTGTAAGTGCTGGTAGAAGGCACAGTCGCTATTTCATACTCTTGGTTTATAACCGCTGCTACGACATTACCTCCTAATGATGCTGCCCCACTAAAAGTAACAAAGTCACCCTGTGAAGCGCCATGAGCGGTGTCAGTGACAGTTAATGTGCTTGACCCATTGGTCGCTGCAAATGTTACATCTCCAGCAGCAGTGGTGCTACGAATTGGTGTGATGTCGTTATAGTTTGTTCCTTCTTGTATATACAGTTTGGTTCGAGTTCCAAGACCAAGAAGCTTTGTGCCAGCCAGATCAACCCAGCCTAATAGCTTTCTACCTGTACCGTTGTAAGAAGTCTGAATGACCTTTGTCCAACCACCTATCTTTTCAGCAAAGCCTTTGCGAAACCTGACTAGGTTACCGTCAAACCAACCGCCCTCTGCGGTGTAATCGGTCCCCTCTTTATTGATACCAGGATTAAACAAAAACTTTTGAAGAGGCATTACTGATATTCTCCTGTTCGTATCATTTCAGTAACTTCAGGCGCTCGACCTTTTACTTGTTCAGCCCATCTACTGTCCATAAATTCATCAGCAGCACGATCATAATCTTCCGTAGCCATAGCGTCCAAAGCTTTTTTAAATCCTCTTAATCTGGTCTGACCAAGATTAAACGACATGTCTATCATGGCATGCTGCCTTGCTTCATTAAGACCACCAAACCAATAGTACTCATCAGAGAGCTCTTCTTTAACACGCTTGATATCGTTATCCAAAAGATAATCAACCTCTTCATCAGAAAGACCCAAGCCAGAGTCTGCGATATTGCGTCCTACACCTATCGTTTCGTATCCTTCACTGCATAGATACACAAAGTTTTTTACACCTTCATGCCTTCTAAGCATTTCTCTTAATTGTTCACTCATTAGTCTCAGTCTCCTGGTCATCTAATTCGCGGTAATATTTTAAGATACTCAACACCTGACGCAAATACCTTTTTACTTCAGCCATGTTAGTAGAAAGGTTCTCGTATCCTTTTGTTGTCAACGCATACCACGCATTGGTTGGCGCATTACCTTCGTTCAAGTCATCAAGATATTCTTGCATAAGTTCTGGGGTTAACACGGTCCATTCGACTGGCACAGGATCTATTTGATTGGGCAATGGAGGATGATAGGTAGGCGCTTTCTTTACTACCGTTACTACTTCTACAGGTTTCACTTCAGGAATGTCCCGACCTGAACCTAGTATAGAGCATCCGCTAACTAGAAGTAGAGTTAGAAATAATAATATCTTCATCGAACTGCGTTTCATCGGTAATAACTTTAAGATCATTGAGTACTGACTTCGTACCACGATTGATAATATTCTCTATTAACTTTGGCTTCCTGACGGACAATACATCCATGGAATGCCGTGAGAACTTTTTTCTGATATCTGTGACCTCATTCTGAGCTACCATGTTTTCTTTCTGCAATCTCTCTACTTGAGAGATCATGAGCTCATGGTTTTGAATGGTTTCTTTTAGGTTCTCGTTTTGTTGCTCAATGGTGCCTTCAAGCATCTTTTGATTTTGAATGGACCGTTCAAGTTGCAAATGAAATGACTCCATTTCAGCTTGAGTTTTATCGTAATACATTTTAAATGACCCTGCTAAAAGTAGTAAAGCCAACCCTAATCCTGCACTTAGTTTAAATCCCATAATTATACCAAATAGTTAATAGAGCTTTCTTGCCTAGCTTGTTCCATTTGAACTTTTCCACTCTTTGCAACATACAACGTAGCGTTTAACTGCTCTACTTTTTGTCTACGCTCTTCAACTTGCAGATCATCCATAAGTCTTTGATACTTTTGCTCTGCCACTTGCCGCCATGCAATCTGATTTACTGGTGTTGTTGCTCCTATATCCATCATTTAAAGATCAGTATGACCCCTCCAATTAAAATAAATGCACAGAGAATGCCAATGGCACTCACCCCCATAATTAAATATATTTGCCGAAGCATTTTCTTTCGGGCAGCAGCCCTAGCTTTGATAGCTTCCATCTGACGTTTGTGAGCAGCTTTTTGCCGAGCTTTTGCATCGTCCCACCGTTGAAGCAACGCTGGATCATGAATGACCAGCATGTCATGCAGTGATTTTTCCCACTGATCTCTTCTGTGTTTAATTGATTCCAATTTTAAAAGCTCCTGTGAGCTAAGGTTGCTGATTACCGAATCTTTCTTTTCACGCTCAAAAGAATCTAAAGCGTCCGAAAAACCTTGCATCAACTCAACCGCTTTGCTGGCTCCATCACCAACTTCGTTCAGTTTGTTAATAGCGGTGCTGATGGTGCTAAGGATTGCACCGGCGGCGGCGACTGATTCTATAATCATGGTAAACCTCTACGGTTTACGCGACATATAGGCCGTTGCGCCGAAATAAAGACCTATTATGCTGGCTTGGCTAAGGAACAACATATCGCTTAGAGAAGACAAGGTTGAGAGGCGAGCTTCTGGAACAAAGGGTAAAAGAGGTAACAGTGAATATAACACCATAGAAGACATTGCTACCCAGGCAATGCGTCTTTGTGAATCTTGTTTTTCTTCTCGTAAATCTAGTTCTAACATTTGTGTGGCACGTTCAAGTTCTTCATCACTAACCGTACCATCCTGGTCAATATCGTATTTAGCCCAAACTGAATTTTCTTGTAACTTCTTAGCCATAACTAATCCCAAAACTTTTGGTTTGCTCCAGCCATTACTGGCTTGCAGTAAGCGGTTATGTTGTGTTGTTTGATGCCCCCTCTACAACGGACATCTCTGCAATTATGTTCTATCCAGTATGCAAACTGTTGACAACGATGAATGTCTCGAAACAACATTTGATCTGAACCTTGCGCTACGTTGCCTTCTATAACTGTGACCAACATAAAAGCTAGTATTGTGCCTTTCATTTGTCATAAAAATTTAGCTACAACTATAGTAGCAACCATAAAAGGGTAAACACCCCAAATCATCATCTCAAGTTTTTTAAACTTTTCAGACCCTTCATCCAAGCGTTTTTCAATATTTTCATATCGTACAGCGCATTCTCTTTGATGCGCTTTAATTTCGCTTAGAGCCTCTTGGGAGTCCGAACTCACTTTTTCTTTTTTTGTAGAGTTTTTTCGATTTTTTTTGCTTGAGCTAGGTGTAATTTGCTTGCTCCTTTCAACTCTTTTATCAACTT